ATGGCAAATTGAAACAATTCAAAGTATGTTTGGAGATAGAACAAAGGTAATTCATCTTCCACCTCCAACCACTCCTGAGTTATTTGCAACTGCAAAAAATAATAATATCTCTAAATCACACAATAGACTATTACACATTGCTGGAAAGAAGGCAGCAAAAGATAGAAACGGTACTGAAACCGTAATAAATATGCTAAAGCACTCTAAGGCAGATTATGAATTAGTTATTAAAAGTCAAAGCGAAATAACAACTAACGTAACAGATTCAAGGCTAAAGATTGAAATTGGTAACCCAGAAAACAGGGAAGACATGTATAACGGCTTTGACGCTATGGTATTGCCAAGACGATATGCAGGACTATGTTTACCAATGAATGAGGCTTTGCTTTCTGGTCTTCCCGTTTTTATGACAAATGTTTCACCTAATAATCAGATCTTGCCACAAGATTGGTTGGTTGAATCAGATCCGATAGGAACAATTAGAACAAAAGTTAGAATTAATTTGTTTGAGGCAAATAATGTTTTGTTAGCGCAAACAATTGATAAATATATGTCTGTCAATGATAAAACTAATTATAAACAACAGGCCTATGATTTAGGATTTAACAACTTTGCACCAACAATACTTAAAAATAAATACTCAGAACTTATTTCTCAAATTTAGTTTTTTTATCAAACTTAAGTTTAAGTATTTTATTAAATATACTATTGAAGGAACTATCCGCACTGGATAAATATGTATGATCATCTATGTTTAAATTATAAGACTTAAGAACTAATGGTCCAGAATTGTAAACTTTAACGTCTTCCATTTGTGTGCCACCAACATTAAACTTATTTCCGTATATGGACCTCCATAAAAACTGATCTAAAAGTTCTAGTACTATTTTTAATTTTTCTTTTTCCATAATCATGGGAACGTGGAGTTCATAGTCTAAAGGGTTTTCAAACCCCAAGGCTTTAAGTTTTTTATATGTGCCTGAAAGTTTTCTGGTGTACTGAGAGTTGCCGTTTAATTTTTGATATAAGTTTATTTTATCTAATAGGAAGCCACTATGAAAATTTTCTATCTTATTTATTTTTTTAATAATATAAAAGTCATCATTCATTAAGACGAATGATTGTGATATTTCTTCTGAAAAACAAATTGTTTCTAAATTTTTTACAGCATTTTTATACTTTGATTCTTTTTGTTCTACCTTTATATAGTTTCCTATATACCAGTCAGGCTTACCGCCAACAACCCATATAGTTGCTTCTGGAAAACTTTCAACGACAGATCTAATTGAATACTTTAGTTCTTCGTTTACTCCGTCTTTACATATATATACAAAATCCATTGATCCCCATTATAAAAAAAATAAAGAGGGCAAGTTTTAAAGTTGCCCCCTCTATTAATTAAACTACTTTTTCTTAGCAGCCTTTTTCTTTGGTGCACTTTTAACAGGCACAATCTTGCCAAGAGCATCTGAAATCATACCAGTATCTGGTAGTACGCCAAACGCCTTATCATTAGGATTGAGCGCTCTCAATGCAACTGGCGCTAAAGCAGCAACTAGTGCAGCCCATAGATCCTTTGGATCTGTTACGCCAGCCATGTAAAGTGCAATTACTGAACCAAGGACAGATCGTCCGTATGATGCCAGCATTGCCTTTGACTTATCGTTTAATAAGTTATTCATTATTCCTCCTAGGATATAATTTGTGTTAGTGTTTTATAGCCAATCCATAAACCAATAATTCCTGCGACTCCCGCAAAAACTGGTGGTGCTGGTACTGGCAATTTGAATGCTGCGAACACGACACCGCATCCAAAACCTGTTAGTACTGATAATAAAATTTCTTTCATCAGTTATATTCCTTCTTTGACCAAATTTGTTTTTTATATCCATCACCTATAAACTTACGTACAGAATAAGATATGTTTTTTACATATTTTTCATCATACTCTGCTCCCTCTGAATCCCAATTTTCTCTTTTAATAAAAATCATTTGATACATTGGAGTCCCAGCAGGTATTAATCCAGAAAAACCTTTTTTAATTACAAAAGGAACAGGTCCAGTAATTGGCCATTTATCTGTATCAATAATTGCATTGTGTGTCATAAATGGTAAATCAAACCTGTTTGCTGGATGAAAATATAGAGTACTATAACCAGTTGGAGTTTTTGGTTCCCAAAAGGTGTTCCAATGAAACTCTGTTTTATAGTATCCAGGAAAGTGTGGCATAGAGTTTGATGACCTAGTATCTTCTCTTCTAGTTGAAAGAGGTCTAATTCCACCAAGCCACCTATAGTTAATTTCTGGATCATCCTCTTCCGTATTGCAACTAATGTATACATCGCATGGAAGTTCTTGTGTATACCCAGAAGTTAATGAATCTAAAAACGGTATACATTTTTTAGCAGTCATGTCTGATCCAAGTCCATCTATAGTTGGAACTTCTATTGGCATATCTTTAAACCATTGTGGGATATATTTTTTACTTGATTGAGGTCTTGGAATACAAATTTCAGTCTCTTTATCTTTTGGTATAAAGGATACCTTGTTGTTTTTTAATTTCATTTAGTGTTGTTTTCTGGTAAAAGTGCCAAAAGTTTGTCAGAGTAGTTATCCAAACCTTTTATTCTCAGTTCATCTGAAACCTCTTTAATGGTTTGCTGAGACCTTTCAATATACTCAAAGGCCCAATCTCTTGAGTCAGATAGAAACTTTATAAAGTTTTCTTTATGTATTGTGTCGTCAGACATACTCATACCGTTATTTACTTGAGAGTTTAACTCTTCAAGTGCCCTGGTTTTTATAAAAAGTTCAGCAAGCAATAGGTTAGACTTTTTTAATTTATCAAAGGTAGCCCAATAGGATAGTCCAAAGGAAAAAGACAGGGTAGCAAAAAATATCAAAAACATCATTTCCATAATATCTATTGTACTCTATCCCTAATGGCGTGAGTTGTCCAATAGTATAAACACTTTTTGCAACAAGGCTTATTATATTCACTCTGAGTATCTTTATAAAACTCTGCGTAATAAATATAATCTTTACGATAAAGGTTGGCTCTATGGGTAATATTTACACGATTTACATGAGATGACTTACTCCAGACTGGCTTATCAGTACCCCACAGATGCCCAGAAACGACCTCCAGAGCCTCTATGTTGGCCTCATTCTTGTCTGTCTTAATACCTCTAATGCCAGCCTCTTTGATCATGGCTCTTGTATACGTGAGTAATGATTTTTCAGCATTCTTCCACATCAGTACCGCTGGGTGATTACGCCATGCACCTGAAGGGGATTGACCAGATAAAACCTTCAGTATCTGATAAGACTCTAGTATTTGTTTATTTAAACGCTTATTATCAAGAGTCTCAGCGCATTGATCAAAGTCTTTGTATGGTAAAAAGGTTTGCATTAATCATCTTCCTCAATGTCAAATAAATCTAAGTCTGATAATTGACTAAGCCTTGAAGCAAAGAATAAATTAATTGCAATAAAAATAGATATTGCTGACAGGATTAATATAATTATTTTCTTTTTCATTTTGTTACTGTTACTCCACATCTTAGACAGGCTGAATAACTTTTACCAGTAAATGGACAAGAGCCAGCGTCAACAAGGTTATGTGATTTAATTTTACAAATAAAAAACAAGCCAATCTGTTTTATCATTTTACTGCCTCTCTTGTAACTAATACAATTGCTCCGTTTATCTCTAAAGCCTTTTTTATTTTTACTACATATTGAAGGGCTGATATTTTATCATCGTGCCCCATATGTAAAAATTTTCTTTCATCTAATTTTACTGTAAGAAAGTGCTCATTGTCAATAATTTCTATACCAAATCCTTTAGGCGGTGTAATTGAGTGTACAGCCCTACGCATTTCATCTGTGTACATTAATTTCTGCCCCATTGCACCCTATCCCAAAATCTTTCATGTAAATAATATAATATAAAATTAATTATATTTGTTAGCAATGCTCCAGCAGTTGCTATTTTAACTTCTTTTGTAATTATATAAATAGAAAAAAATGTGGTGCAGATTGCAACCATTCTCCAGACTATTGATTTAACAAGAGACCTAGATTTGCTTACATTCATTGTAAGATTTCTGGCCTTTTGTTAGCAATAATTTCTGCAGAATTACCATTCCAATAAATTTTTCCATCACAAGAAATATTCATTTTTCTTTCACCATCTATAAAAGATGATTCTCCATAAACATACCCACTAATTTCAATGCTACTTGCTAGATTTTCTTCTCCATCAGCAATAATTCTCCATACTAAATCACCATCTGCAACTTTTGTATTATAGCGAATTTGAAAATGCTGATTTGGCTTAAAAAACCACTTCTTAAAACGATCAATCATCTTGTTCCCTGCCTATTATTTGTTCTTGTAAGAATGTTTTTTACCATTGTTGAAGCAGTTGTCTGAAACAAAAATGGGAAAATAGAATGTATAAAGCAAATTAATCCAGCAGCGATAAAAGTAACTACTATAAGCCATGCTTCAAACATATGTTTAAAATAATTCTCGTGAACTAATTTTAGGTGTTTCATATTCCTAGTTCCTTTCGTTTTTGAGTTGCAGAAATTGCTTGTATTTCTGGAGCAAGTTCTACCTCTTCAATTTTATAACCCACATCTCTACCATACACGATGTTTGTAATGTTTGGAAGTCTAAGCACCATGGCAGCACTCATAAAATCATCCTTAGCAATATATTCTTTTACCTGATCAAATTTAAGTGGGTCCTTTTCACTTGTATTGTATGTATTTCGGACTCCAAGTAATACTTGATTAGTTCGCTTACCCGCTTCTTTATATAAAGCGTGATGCCCTTCATGCCATGGTTGATAGCGACCAAGCATAAGTGTTGTTGGTGCAGACCAATCATGTAATTCAAACAAAGAAATAATTAAACTTGCTTTTTCGTATGAATTTTTTTCATGATCAGAAAACATAAAGTCAAATTCTTTTGGTGCTACAAACATCTTATTTGTATCTTTAAATCTGCCTTCTTTAATTGTATCCATAAAAATTAGAATATCTGGTTTACCAAATGCTTCCCTTGTCGCATCTGTTGGACAAACAAAATCTACAATTACTGGGGCAACTCCTTGGTTGGCAATAAGTCTTGCCATTTCTCCCATGCGTCGTGCCTGCTCTATGCGATCTTCTGGGGTAAATCCAAGATCAGAATTAACTGTAGCACGTACTTCATCTGCATTAAGATGAATAGCATTAATACGTTCTTTAAGGGCTTTTGCTAATTCCGTTTTTCCAGAGCCAGGTAGTCCAATTATTTGTATAATCATCATTACTCCATTGTTAGTGCTTGCCAAGTATTTGACCAGTCTTGCTTAGTTTTATGCTTATTAAATTCTCTTGAAACTTCTCCACCCTCTAAGTATACTCCACCCCAGACGCCCCACTCTTTTCCAGATATACCGTTTGCAAAACATATTTTTTTTACTGGACATTGTTTACAAAGTGCGTCAACACCTTTTCTAGATTCTTCATGATCTTCATATTTATCAAAAAATGAATTGTTTTCCATTCCCAAACATAAGGCTTCGTCTTTCCACAAATGCTGTTTCAAGATTAATCCTTATACTTATTGGGTATATCCCAACCATTACGACCAGGCTTATAGACTCTATGTAAATACCATTTATCTTTTACTCTAATACCCATTGGAGATGTTTTTGCAACTTCTGATTCTTTTAAATCAATTACATCCCAGCCACGCCACAGCAAATTCTTATTTTTATTTATAATTTTTTCCATTGTATTTAAACTTCTAATAATCATTTTATTCTCCTAATACCTAAAAAGACCAACATCAATGTTGTTTGCTTCTGCAACTAGAACCAACTTTGATTTTGATTCTTTTGGACGACTTAAAAAAGCAAAATAATTAACTTGATTTATATTTTCACTTAACCATATTGGCGCAGCATTATAAAACTTAATTTTTTTGCCTCTTGCCTTCATTCCTCGTTCTGATAAATTAGAAAACTCTGAAACAAAGTGATTTATTCTTGATGGGCCAGCAGAGTAAATAATAAAATCATTATCTCCATCTTTCATGCCAGATAAAGCAACGCTCATGGCACGAAGGAATACGTTATAGTCGTTAAATTCCTTTGTTCCCTGTACTGCTACTATCATTTGGTCCTACCCCTTGTTTTAAGTCATCAAGTATTGATAACATCTTGTCTAATTCTTTTGTTGGCATATTTTCAATATCTAATGGCTTGATTGTTTCTTCATCTACTCTGCCATTTATAGCATTTGCAGTATAAAAAACATTATTTAATATCCAATATGCACTTCCGTCTGCTATTACGACCCTTAGCATATTTTTTTGAATATGTCTTTGAGATTGCGTTATAACTTTAGGCTTATCAAACCTTTGCTTTGGAACAACATCTTTAACCATTTCATAAATAGAACTCTGCCTATATTTATTCTTGTTTAAAAATATCATTCTTCTTTTGTTTGATATTTTAATTATAGACCAATAAGACAGCAATGTCAAGCCTATAACTAATAAATATTCCATGTTATTTAGTTTTTTTAACTGGTTCTTGGCTTAAACTTAAAACCATAGAGTTGAGTTTATTAACCTCAAGTTGTAGTTTTAATGACTCTAGTTCTACGTCAGATAGTTTTTGTTTATAAAATCTTATCAGTTGAAGTAGTTCATTTTTTTCTAAATTTTCCATTACCCCCTACTTTCTTAGATCAAAGGCAGTTCCCTGCCAAACTTTTTCTAGTTTTTTCTTTTCTCTTTCTACAATTGCACGGCTCCATGAAAATCCTGCATCGCCACCCCAAGCATCCCACATAATTCTTCCATTAGATGGAAACTCTGGACCATCGTAAAAACCTTTGCCTTTTTTATCTACTTCATGACGTGAGAAAAAAGAATACATTCTTTTAACAGTGCTAAGAGACATTACTGATCCATTAACAATATCAGTTGCACGACCCCAGCCTACTGGAGTTCCCGCTCCCTTGGCTTTGCCATCTGCCTTCCATTTTAAAGCACGACGAGCAGCAGCCTTCATACCAGATGTAGGAGAGTATGTATCAGCCATGTTCTTTTACCTTGTTTTTTTCATAAGACTTACCCCAAAAAAATGAACCGATCATTAATAAGCCTATTGCTAATGAATGTAAGAAATAAAATGTATTCATTTTGATTTCTTTTTTTCTTGCTTGATAGCACGTTTTTCTTTAAGAGTCATTTTTGGCTCTTTCTTTTTATTAACATTACCCTTTTGTTCTTTATTTGCCATTACTTGCCCCCTTTTTTTCTTTTGGATATTGACCAAGATCGGCTTTAATACTGCCGTATTTTCTTAAACGAACGATTCTTCCATTTTTTATTTGCAATGGATTGAATGCATGGTTTTTAAAGAAAGATGCTGAAGATTTTTTAGACATTATTTTTTAAACGGATTTAAATCAAATATAGATCCGCCCCATCCTTCTACTTGTTTATTAATTGGATTAGAATCAGGGAAAAGGTTTACAACCCTTTCTGGCTTGTTTACGCTTTTTGCAAAATCTTCAAACAACGATTTCTTTGTTGATCTTGAATGTCCTTTTGGAAATAAATCTAAGTCAAATGGTTTTCTTGGAAATTTTCCACGCAGTCCAGCCATAAACGCATTTACTCTACCCATTGCCCATTGTTCTGCGCTAGAAACACTGCCACGTACTGATGAAGGGTTAGTCCTATATGCTCCAATGCCACGATTATATACTTGTCTTAATGCTCCTACTGTAATCCTACTGTTGCCTTCTTTATTTTTATTATATGCATCTGCCAATTCTTGTAGTCTTGCTGAAGAAACTTTTTCAATTTCATCATCCATGTCATACATTTTTTCATTATCAATTGGCTCAGAAGAAACTCTTAAAGATTTAACTGGCTTTGCAACACGTCTATCCGTCTTTGTTCTTTTGCCTTTTTCATCTGTTGCATAAACCCTTATAACTGCTACAGGATTATCTGCAGACGCTTCTACTTTTTCATTTGTACCTGCAATATTTACAGTTCCAGAGCGTTCAACTCTTTCTACAACTCCGTGTGCAGATTCTGTCTTATCTGGTGGTTTTGGAACTCCAAATGTTACGTGATCTCCGACAGAAACTGATTTTGCTTTTTCCATATCATCTTTCATCTCGTATGTTTTTCCAACAGGAACACAATTAGGAACCATGCGTCCGCCCTTTTCTTTCATACCACGTTGTTCATATCCAACCCAACATGCTTTTGCTACGTTGTCCCACTTATCCATTTCTTCATCATCTGAATGATAAGACTTCATTGTTTCTTCTGCATCCATTTCATGTTCTTTAATATCTATTTTTTGTGCATCTGCATGCATCATACCAATACTGTAAGCAGTTGGTTCCCAGTTATCATTTTCTTCTTTGTAAATTCTAACAGACATAGCAGGATTTTCTGGTGGCTTTGATTCAAGAGCATACCTAGATCCTGGAGTTCCAAGAGTTCCACCCTCTATCATTATGTGTTCAACCATGCCGTGAATTAGGCCTTCTGTTGTTGCACCCATTACAAAATCGCCTTCTTTTATATGTGGCATGTCAAACCTCCTAAGTTATATACTGATTATATCAGAGTTATTTTTTACGAGTTAGGCGTTTAAGTTCTTCTATGGCCCAGACATCCTGCTTGCGTAGTTTTGACATTTCTACAGGATCAAAAGACTTATTTGTGATTGTAACTATTGGCTCTTTTGCTAAAAAGTCTATGTCTACATAGCCTCTTTCCCATAATGAAAGTATTTCAGCATTAACTCTATTAAGATGATCATGATAAAGTTCTGGCATTACCTGCTCAATTTTGGAGGTAAATGAATATAGCAATGATCCATCTTCAGAATCAACACCAGCAACCTCAAGGGCTCCTTCAAGAATTAATTTTTCAATCATTTCATTTTCGTCTGAAGTCATAGTTTTCCCATCAGGATTGAATATCCTTTTGAATAATTTTTTCATTTCTTAACTCCTTTGATTTTATTACATCATTGATTGCATTTTGTTTTAACTTTTTATATGTTCCAGTTTCAAAATCTTTATCATTTAATTTTCTCATATGTGGACAAAAAATCCTACCCTCTTTCATACAGTCTATATGAAATGGATGTAAGTCTGAGTAAACCCATCTATGGTCTCTATTGACAAGAGTTAGTTCACAGGTAAACCATCTTGTTACAACTTCTTTATTATTAATTTTTATTCCACAGTATG